ACGTTTCAAAAACGAAATATCACGGATATTCAAGAATGGTTTGGATTCAGTTTCCTTATCTGCCATAGTATACACAACATCATACTTGGCAAGCTCATTTTGAATCGACGTATGATTGAACCAGTCAATCTCCGGATTCACATTCAATGCATTGTCATCACCATACGTAATAAGATTGACATAATCACGAAATTTCGTCACATCATGATCAGGTGCCAATTCATGAAATACATAACGCATATACAAACTATTCACAAGACAATTGATGATGACAGTCAAAGCATGTCCAGATGGATTTGATCCAAAAAATTCGACCAAATCACTTTGAACCAACGTCAAAGGATATGCAACATCATTGGCAATACACCAGACTGCACGAATATCTTCTTCGCTACGTCCAGCAGCCTTCAATACATTCACAATCACCTCAAAAGCAGCCAAAATGAACATTGGTGACATTCGTTTGTCAAACTTCGAATAATCACCAGCAACACAAGTGTCAAGACCAAAAAATGTCAAATACTCATACAATTCTTTCCACTTGCAACTGTTGCAATTCAATCCTGGAGCACCCTCAAAGATAAAGGGATTCATTTGGAAAACTCTCACAAATGATAAAAGTTGTTGTCGGTACACAAACTGCCAAGCAGCAGGACCACCCATGAAACCACGGGTTTTCTTGATAGCAACTTTTGCTTCAGGAACAGGCTCATCTTTCAAACTCATCACAAAAACAGGCATATAACGTTCACCACGTGCATATACATCACAAATCAAACGAATTTCTTCCCACACTTCCTCAGTATATTCCACAGCATCACTGTAGACTTCATCACTAGGGATTGGGAGAATATAATTCTCTTTTGATTTACGATACGGAAATCCCATGCTTGTTTGTCTCTTAATTTTATCCAGAAATTTCACACCTGGATATCCATTCATTGTGGTCTTATCATCCAACTTGATGATCTCGGCCAATTGATCAGACTGTAATTGACTAAGGATATCTTCGGAAAAGCTTTCAACACACTTGTCCAAAACACCTTTATCAAACAAAAATTTTTGAGTCAGAACAGGTTCAACGTTCTTATGCCAAACTTCAGGTCCCTTCATAAGTGGGGGAACACAACGCTCAACAAATCCCTCATC